TGACTCAATTCAACTGCCCCGCGCACTACGCATACCAGGCCGCTGCCTGTCGCGCGTCGCTTCCATCAGCACCCGGCTCGCCTTGCAGGCGATGCGCAATTCCCCGGCCACCCAGGCCAGTTCCAGCCGCGATGTGGTCATGGTCTGCACCCGCTGGCCCGTGGCCGCGTCGGTGTTCAGGGACAGCGCCGTGCGGGTGCTGGAGTGGAAGGGAAGGGTGGTGGCGTTCATGTCGGTGGTCCTCATGGAGCTGGAAATCAGCGATGGACCAATCGTCTTTTTTTTCCCGTTTTTCCTTAAGGAAAGTAGCGAAAACTATGAATCCGCAAGTTTCCAGTAGCTCTGTCCAACTGGACATCCCAGACGGCTTGGCAGATCGCTATACCTCCGCGCTGGAGGTGGTACGGGCAGGTGCATACAGCAACCGCAAGCCTCTGAAAACCATCGCCGCAGACATGGATGTCAGCCCATCTGATCTGTCGCGGAAGCTGGCCAACAACCCAGACGATCCTCGCCGATTCACGGTACTGGACCTGGAAGCCTATGTCACCAGCACAGGTGATGTTCAGCCCATTCTGTACTTGGTGCAGAAGTTCTGCACAGACCCCCAGGCCAAGCAGCGCGAAGCCCTAGCGGCGCTGGCAAAGCTCGCTCCGCAGATCCAGGCGCTGCTCAAACAGGCGGGTGTTGCCGAGTAGGAAAGTTTTGACGCCACGGCTAGGGTAGCTCCCGAAAAGCAGACTCACCACCTGCCTGCCGCTGGTTTCATTGTGGTGTGAGGAAGGGTGATCCCATGTCCCAATCGAAGTCACACCAGCGCTGGTTTGTTTCTGCTGCTGGCGCATGGAGGCGCGTCGGATGAGCAGACGCGGAGATCCTCCGAAGAAAGATCCTCGTGGGCAGCATATGCGGCTCTACAAGGACACATTTGAGTCGCACGCCTGGGCATGCCTCAGTGGCGGGGCCAGAGACGCGTATTTGGCCCTGCTGTTGCAGAAGGGCAGCACGAATAACGGCGACCTATCTCTTCCGATCACTGTTGCGCGCAGATACGGCATCAAGAGTGAGGCCACGTTGGCAAAGGGCCTTCGTGAGCTGTGTTCCGTTGGCCTCCTGGCGATATCCCGCAGAGGGGGCAGCACCAAAGACGGGCGCCGCCAAGTGAATCTCTATCGCTTCACCGACTACGAGGTTTTCGAGAACCCATCAAAAAGCATAGAGGCCTGCAAACCCACCAACGAATGGAAGTTGATCAAGACGCTTGCGATGGGTCGCCAGGCGATTGAGCGCGGCGAAGAGGAGGCCGCAGCCCGTGCTGCTGAAAAAAAAGTCCAACTTCAAAAAATGAAGGGAACCACTTCAAAAACTGAAGTGGTAGGGCCAAAAACCACTTCAAAAAATGAAGTGTGGCCCGTCGCACCACTTCAAAAATTGAAGCTGGCTAACGGTCCGCCAATGGACGCAAAGCCTTGTGCAGCAACGGTTTGACGCCTATTGCTCGAAAAATAAGCAAGGCCACTCCAGACTTCATTTTTTGAAGGACTAAGTACTTATTGCCATCCCAGCACCCAAAAAAGGATCACACATGACCGCCAGCCAGAACCGACCACATGACCGCCAGCCAGAACAGTGGACTGGCGACTTCTTGCCCGACGTGAACATTGAGATGGCTGAAAGCGGCTTGATCGAGCTTGAACAGCAGCAGGGCTGCCAGGACCCTGTGACCGTTGCGATCCACCCTTCGCAGGTTCTGTACATCGCTCAGAAGGCCGGTTTGTTGCCCGGGATGACCCAGGACCAGGCTGCGGCCCGCGAGGCCTTGCAAAGCCGTATCCGCGAGTTGGAGCGTGATCAGCGGCGCCTGCGCTTGACCCTGCTGGCCTGTTCAGACCGTACCGAGCAGCTTTTTCAGAGTCTGGTCGTGCAGCAAGAACGCGGGCATGAAGATTTGGCTCTTGAGGTGGCGAAAGCTGCAGCCCTTGCCGACATCCTGGACCTCGCAAAGGCGGACTTCGAAGACGAGTTCGGCGTGTATTCCCGTGACGACGACGGGAAGCGGGTCCACCGACCCGCTGCGGACCAGCAGGACACAGCAATGACCCGCGCGAAGTCCCCCGTTTTTCCTGAAACACCCCCAAAAGCGGGGGAGCCTCGGGACCTCTTCAACGGGCAGGGGCAGGGCTGATGCTGGTGCTGTCTGCAAACCCGCGCGGAACCCGCCGGGCAACCCAGCGAGAACCCGGTGAAAACCCAGTGGGTTTTGCAACGGTCCCGAAAACGGAACCCATCCCAAAAGCGGCACCGGTCCCGAAATTGGGACAGTTGCGCGGCCAGTTGGTCCGTGTCCCAAGGGACATCGACCGGACATCGGTGGGACAGGGCAGGGACGAATCGGGCGTGTCCTCGCTTTTCCGGGCGAATTCCGCCGGACAGCTTGCGGAATTCCGCCGCCACTGCCGTGGAATTCCAGAGCCCAACCCTTGCGCAAAGCCTTCGCTGAAGCCTTTCTCCTACCCCTACCAAAAGCACCATGACCACCACTGAATCGACAAGGCCCACCGTCGGCGAGCGATTGGCCAGCGCTGAAAACTGTTCCGAACCGTCGGTGCTGCCGTCCGCCGCCGCGATGTTGCTGCGCCAGGCTGCCGAGACGGTTATCACCACAGATCCTTTGGCCCGGGTGAAAGCAATCGAGCGCGCGACTGCTCGCGTCAAGCGCGAATGGCCAGCTTTTTTCAAGGAGGTGTGAGCGTGCACAAAACTGTCGCTGTGAACGAAAGGGGCCTGCGCATCGGGGAGGACCACCCGAACGCCCGCGCTACTGATGCCGAGGTGGAGCTGATCCGCCAGCTGCATGACGAGGGGATGACCTACGAAACCCTGGCGGAGAAGTTCGAGCTGACCAAATGGGCGGTGGGCCGCATCTGCCGCTTTGAGCGCCGCGCCCAGGTGGCCGCGGGCTTTGTGCGTGTGCACATCGCAGAGCCTGCGTAGGGTGGAATCGGCTGATGTCCACCACACCACACGACGGAGCGCCCCCAACTGCCGGAGCCGACTGGGAGCGGATCGAACTCGACTACCGGGCTGCGGTCAAGACCCTGCGCCAGATCGCCGAAGAGCATGGCATTACCCATGGCGCCATCAACAAGCGCGCGAAGCGTGACGGGTGGACCCGCGACCTGTCCGCCAAGATCCGCGCCAAGGCTGATGCGCTGGTATCCAAAGCGGCGGTATCCAGCGAGGTATCCAAGGAATCCAAAATTGCCGAGCGGCAGGTGGTGGAGGCAAATGCCCAGGCTGTGGCGGACATCCGGCTGGGGCACCGCCGCGACATCCGGCGCGCCCGGACGCTGACCAATGCACTGCTGGATGAGTTGGAGAAGCAGACCGACCCGGACACGCTCGCCATGCTGTCCGAGCTGGGCGAGTTGCTGCACAGCCCTGATGAAAAGACCGGGCGCGACCGGATCAACGAGCTGTACCACGCCGTCATCAGCCTGCCTGAACGCTCCAAGACCATGAAGACGCTGGCCGAGAGCCTGCAGAAGCTGGTGGACATGGAGCGCACTGCCTTTGGGATGGATGGAAAACCGACCGCAGAGGAGGGGTCGGCCAAGACGATCACCGACACGGAGCGCGCGGCCAAGGTGAGCGCATTGCTGGCCGCCGCGCAGGCCCGCAAGAAGGCCGCCGATGGTGGAGGCGTTTGACCCCGCGCTGCTGGCCTACCTGACCCCTGCGGAGCTGGCCCAGCTGGATGACCTGATCGTCAGCGACACAACGATCTGGCGCCCCTTGCCTGGTCCGCAGGCCATGGCCTATGAGTCGCTGGCCGACATCGTGGGATACGGCGGCGCGGCGGGCGGGGGCAAGACCGACCTGGCTTGCGGCAAGGCCCTGACGCGGCACCGCAAGGCGATGATGCTGCGCCGGATCGGCACCGAGCTGACGGGCATCGTGGACCGCCTGGAGGAGCTGCTGGGCAGCCGGGATGGTTTCAACAGCAAGGACAA